CCGGTCCCCGGTTTCTCAATACCAATGTTAACCGTATATGTGCTTGCCATTCTTTTAACCCTTCTAAGCTGCTATTTGACCCCAACCCGGTGTCTGTGACGGAGTTTCGTCTGACCAAGCTGGCGTCTGACTTGGGCTGATCGTATTATACCCTGCATTTTGATTTGGCACAATAGTTCCCCAAACTAATACCTGTCCTACGTTTCCAGTACCTTGCAAACCAGACACCGAGACATTTGCATCCGCTGTCGGGGTTACCGTACCAACCGACGTAGTGGCCGATACGCCCGTCACATCCACGGAAACAAAAATGCCTACTTCAACTGAGCCAACCGCGCCGGTGGCTTCCAGTCCAGTGGGTGATACATCCGCATTTGCGGTGACTGTGACGGATCCAACAGACGCCGTAGCTTCCAAGCCAGTGACGCCAGTGTTGGAATCTGCGGTAACTGTGGCTGAACCTACGCCACCCGTGGCCGCTAGACCAGTTGGAGAAACAGTAGCGGTGCCCGTAGCTGTTACAGAGCCTACGCCACCCGTGGCTTCCAAGCCAGTGACGCCAGTGTTGGCGTCTGCTGTTATGGTAACAGAGCCAACCGCTGCGGTTGCCTCAAGACCAGTTGCCGGAGCGTTGGCGTCTGCTGTGACTGTGACGGATCCAACAGACGTCGTAGCAAACGGAAAACCGCTTTGACCCCACGGGCCTTCGCCCCAACCAGAGCGACCCCAGCCGCCTATTGGAACGATTACATCAGCCATTAAGCAATCCGAATAATTGCGTTACTCGCGTCAGCCGTTGGGAATACGATGGTGAAATCACCCGCCGTAGACGTTTTATCCGCACCAAAATCTAGAACAACTACAGAGGGGTCTCCTGCTGCGGTGTCGTTATAAATAAGTGCGCCCCGCGCCGTAATAGTAGCCGAAGAAAACGTCAAATCAGCAAAATCTGTCAAAGCTGTTGTTCCGCTGGTTGTTGGGGTAACATTAGTCAAAGTGCCCCCACCCGCTGAGTAGCCGGTTCCAGAAACCTCGTTAGTTGCGGTATACGCTGTTGTTGACGCATCAAAAGATGCACTGTTCGTGTAGAGCGCTAGTTTAAAAGTGTTACCAGTGCTGGTTGTGAAATCGTGCGTTGCAGTCAAAAGCTCTTGCTTAAAACTGGTGCACATAAAATTGCCCGTAAATGCCATGTCACAGTCTCCTTAGTTGTTCAGCAAGTTCTTTATAACCTGCCTCTGATAGGGCGTTATATGTTGTAGTTCTATCACTTTTTATTGCTTCACGCATGTAAAAAGCTAAAACCTTGACCATATGTTGTCTAAACGCATGAGCTTGGTCGCGGATGCCCGGATGAGCGGTGTCCGATATTTGAATGATCCTGTCTGCACAGCGTTCTGCAACCTCTTCTGGCGTAAACCCTCGTTTCTCGGTGGTCTCTACCAAAACTTTGTAATCCGCAGGGATGTCTACTTCTAAAGCTTTTATCATTGTTTCGGCCTAATTATCTTTCCTGTCCGATATTCGTCGGTTACCTCTTTAGACTCCCCAAACATCTTCAGACCCATAATAGACTCACTAAACCGCTTTTCGTACAGCGCTTGCATATCAGGTTCGCCCTTCATAAATATATAAGCTTCCATCAAGCTACCATACAGCATAGCTAGCTCAGCATTTTCACTAAGCCATGTAGTTCCAGTTCCCGCACCCGCTGTCAAACTGGCAGGGCGATAAAAATAATGCAACTCTACCGCGTAGCTTGCATCCGGTGTCGGCCCGATAATAAAGTTAGTTATATCAAAAACAGCATAATATCGCGGACCACCTTCTGTGGTAGGGTCCGGATTAAATTGCTGCACATAGTCCGCATCCTTAAAATCAAGGAAATTAGCGTCATTGCTCGCATCTGTATATGACAAGGAATACGGCGCAAGGAAATCTGACGGGCAGGCCAAAAACTTATTTGAGGCGGTCAAGGCTCCTGCGACATTTTTCCGAAACAAACTAAGCTGCACATTTTTGAGAATACGCTCTTCCGAATTTCTAATAAACACAGGAATGTTGTTAACAAACGTGGTTTCGTCGTTTTCCGTGTAATCTTGAATAGCCTGCTGTAGTTCAGCGTATGTAAAACTCATGTTGTCACCGTAACCATGCCAACTTGCCCAAAACCTTGCGGTGGCAGCAAATTAGGTGCCTCTACTGTTGGAATCCCTACATATACATCAAACGGCTCTACTATATCCGGCCGTGCGTCTTTTAAAGCCTCTGCATCAACAACTTTACGAAAAGGACCAAGCTGCGGATGTTTTGGCTCCCATTCGTCTTTTCCTACTAGCAAGCCGTTCCATTCTTTACGCATGTCTTTATACCGATACCGGAAACCGGATCGGTCTGAAATAGCGTAGGAATCTTTACCGCTTGCAAACTTTGCCATTAAGTGGTCCTAAAATACTGGTATTGCGGCACTACGTTAAAGGACGAACGATCCCTGTCTTCTGTTGCGGCCCGTTCAAACTCTTCCTCATAAATAGCTTTCAAAAGCTGAACTCTATTTGGAGCTCTTTTTACCGCTATGTAATAGGCTAATCCCGCGGCTAAACACGGATAAAAACGAAACGGCATGTCCATTGTGTTAATAAACGTATCCGCATCATCCATGCGAGTAAGAGCATCGTAAATCACAACATCCGTGCTATTCTCAGGAACCGGCCACAGTTTTAATTCTGGCGTGACCTGCCGATCCAAGAAAAACTGGTTTGCTCTTCCTTCAGTAGTTTTGTTCGGAATAGACAAATATTCGTCTCGGCTAAGACGATCTAAAGAATAGTCAGTTCCGCTACGGCGCACAATTACCGATAAAACGTCGATAACATCGTTATTTAAAGCGTAATTGCCCGTTCCTTGTGTCAGAGCCTGTGTTCTTTGAACAATGGTCCATTGGTTTAGACCACGGTTTGCCCACTCAGCCAACATTAAATTGAGCGACCGCTTGGCAGACTTGAGGTCGTAACCAGTACGAACCTCAAGACCACAGCGCTCAAACGCCTCCTCAATGTAATCGGAAACGTCTAGCTCAAAATCTGTGCTGCCGGATGTAGCCATGTTACTTCTTCTTTACCATGCCGCCGCCACGCATCTTCTTTACCATACCGCCGCCACGCATCTTCTTTACCATACCGCCAGCCCGCATCTTCTTGACCGCGCCGCCTTTTTTCATCATTTTACGTGGTTTCATCGCCATTTTTTATTCTCCTATAAAGATCTGCTCTTTCCTGAAAAATTTCTTCCGCATTGTATTCTTCCAGATATTTATCATAATAGCCTTTTTCCGCAAGTTTGTCTGCTGATTCCTGCACCTTGGATAAACGCTGCACGAAAATCATTGCATACTCATCGTCAATCACTTGCATAAAGCTTTGGTCGTCTATAAAATCATTGGCTTCATCATGTGGATGAAAGCCCATGACCCACATATCCCGGTCTATAAAGACCCCCATAGATATTGCCTCATTTAACTCCCGTAAGTACTCGTGAAAAACGTCTGGATCCTCTGTAAAATTCAGGTCTATTATAATAACTAAGTCTAAACTGTCTTCCCACTGAGATAAAGTGCTATACAAAGCTTGCATATTATCGTCATATTTAAAAAGTAAAGCTACCTTTTCATCCGTCCAAGCTTTTTGGGCATATGGGCACGGCGGAAGCCCGTTATAAAAAGAATTTGGTTTACTAAGCGTGTGCTCCGTCCATGCAATTATTTCTGCACAGATTTGCTGCTCTTTTCCGGTGTTAAAAACCATCATATTCATGCTTGTGACACCGACCCCTTGGTGCGCTTTCGTCGGCCATTTATAACCGCGCCGCAGCCTCTCGCAACAGCCGTACCGGGAATACTACTACCCCGAAAAGACCTTTTTGCCTTTGTTTCATAGCCCGCAACGCCACCATTAGCCATCTTTTTTACTTTGGCAGCCTTAGTGTTTGCCACAACTTGCTTTCCTTTAGCTCCTTCACGCTTCTTTTTACGCGCTGTCGAAGCACGTTCAGACTTGCTAAGACTTTGAGCTTTACGTCTAGGAAGGCAACGGTCAGGGTTACGCTTATCTTTTGACGTACCACATGGACCCGAAATATTACCCGAGCTATCAATTCTGACCCAGTCTTCATCTAACCACTCCTGTAATTTTCCCATTACTTGCCCTTCCTTTTACCGCCCTTAGATTTCTTGGCATAGTTAGGGTCTTTACAATACTTAGATGCCGCTAAATTGGCATACGCTGAAGGGTACGTGTCAAAAGTACGTTTAGCCCACGCTTTTCCTTCCGGGCAAATCTTGCTTCCTTTACTTTTAGAAGAAGCGCTTTTTGATTTGCGAGAATAAGCCATTAAAACATCCGTTGAGCAATTGCTGCGGCTACAATTAAAACAGCTATGCCCCACAAGCGCAGGTCTAGCTTATCCAACTGACGCTGAATGTCCGCATATCGGCGGTTACATTCTTCTTCATGCTTCTCTAAGAGTTTTAATACGTCTACTGTTTTCATATTACCACGCCTTACAGGACCAGTATCTGGCAGAGAACTTATCTTTTGCGGTGTCACAGGAATGTCTTGATCTAAAATTTGATCTACGTGCCGGTTGATCCTTCTTAATAGACATGTTGGGGTCACCAAACCGAACCAACTTAATTTGATCGCCCTTTTTAGCCAGAACAGCAGACTTTTTTGACTTTCCGGGAGTGCGTTTTGGTTTGTTGTATCCAGCAAAGGTTTCACCCCTATATTTAATTCTTCCGGAAGGTGTTCGAGTCACATTTTTAGTGGTAGCCATTATGGCGTCTCCTGTACAAGATATCCTTCTCCAAAAATACCTACTTCCGCTGTAGTGCTATTAACTTTGGCTTGAAATTCCAAAGTTGTTTTTTCCGAAACTTTAAACGGGAGAACTCTTTGTATGTCCATTCGTTGAGCAAACGTAGTTTCTGCCACATTAAAAATGCGCCCATCACTGAAGGTGTTTTTATTTAGGAAAGTTATATACTTACTTGCGCCGGTGGCTGTCGCAGAAAAAGCGTCAATACGCGCTAAGTAAAAAGAGTAACCAGCGGGTACGGTAAATATAGCCGCTTGATTTCTGCCTGTTCCAGCGGTTATTTGTGCATAGACTACTGTGGAAATTTTAGCGGTCACATTACCCGCACAATTACCTGATAGTGTAATAAAATCGTTAATAGCCTTAAAACTGTTTGTGGTTGTAACTGTGGTTGTACCATTTAAGCTGATATTTTCAGCTATGATGTTATAATCTGCATCAAGCCCAATTAAACGAACAACCTGCGTCGTATCCCCCGCATCACTACTTGCTACGTCTAACTGAGCCGCAGGGCTAATCAACGGCAACGCATTTGTATTAGCAAGCTCCCACGGCGTTCTATACGAAGTTCCTATGGATGCATTAAAACCAAAAATATTTCGTACAGAATGGTACGTTATTTGGCCTCGGGCAATTTGAAGCTCAAATGGCTCTGAAGTCCCTACCCTTGATATAGAACTAATTTCACGCGCCACTTGAGCCTCCGTTTAGTTGTAGAAAACAGTCACAGCAGTACAAGCGGTAAAAGCAGATACGTAAATATCTGACACCCTAATGCCTTCTGCGGGAATGTTTACTGAGTGGGAGTCAGATGCAAGAAAGTCCAAGTCCAGAACTGTCGCGCCGCCATTACCATCCGTAATGGTTAGACGAGGAGTACCGGTAGTGGTCAAAACCTGTATCTGACGAATACGCGCAGGGCCGACACCGGCAGAACCGGTAGCCGTCAAGCGCGTTGCTTTTACGTCAGAACCTGCCATTGCGGCCTCCTATTAGCTAAGAGCGGCACCAACAGCAGTTACCCAAGCAGCACCTGTGTTGATTACGATGCAATACTCGTTATCACCAGCGCCATTGTCGCTGACCATGTAAACTGTTCCAACGGCAACATCGCCAAAAGCTGGCAAATCTGCGGTGACTACAACGGGAATTTGGAAACCAGCGTTTGAACGCACTGGACCGGAAAAAGTAGATAGAGCCATGATTATCTCCTGTCGTGGCTAGTGTCAGCCGCACAATGCGGCTGTCAGGGATAAATTTACTATACAACAAAAAAGAAAGGGCGGCAACTGCCGCCCTCTCCGCATCTGTAAAAGATGTTTACGCTGCGCCCGGAGTACCGAACACAGAACGCCAATCAGAAACACCGAAGCTGTAACGCTCACGTGCCTTAAACCGCATATTTCCGGTGTCAAAGTCACCTTCCATTGCTGTTTTAATCGGCGAACGGTTAAAGTATTTGAAACCGTTTGGTGCGTCAGTTTTGATGAAGAATGCGTCTGTGTCAGTCAGGAAGTGGTTAACCACGGCCCCTTCTGGCAACATACCCATGTTCTTCATTGCGTTGGTGTCGTTGTCCGCTGTGCCTGAACGCAGGTTTGAGTTGATGACCCGCTCTGCAATGAATTGCAGTTCTTTCGGGATAATCAACTTTGTACCACGAACAGCAATCTTCAGACCACGCTCGTCAGTCAGTCCCGCAATGTCGATCAGCATCTGCTCAAGAGAAGTCTCGTTGAGGTCAGCAGCAGTAGCCAGAATGTTGGTCTGGTTACCCGACAATGATGGGTGAGCATTTGAACAAAGTGCTGCACCGTCGCCGATTGGGCTGCCTGTGCTGAACGCGTTGTTCAGGATTGCAGCAGCTTTAATCTGCTTGGTCTGGGCCATTGAACGGGCCAGAGCCTTGGTGTAGCGTGATGCCAGACGGTCGTACAAGTTGTCCTCGATAGCTTCCTCAGTGATTGAGAATGCCAGAGCGATTGTCTCATGCGTGTACCGTGCTGTGTAAGTCTCTTGAGCATCGTCAAAAGTGATGGCTGCGCCTTCACCTTTGGTTGGTGCTGTTGAGAACCCACCGAGCATCACTTCCTCTTCAAATGCACGATCTGAAGACTCTT